AAACCAAGCCAAGCCGGTTCTCTTCAAGAACGGCAACACCACCAGCCAGCAGCTGTTTAGCTACGCAGGCGCGGTGCAGTCGTTCAGCTTTGACCTTGGCGCTTCCCTCGTTTACCGCGAGCTGGTGGGAGGCACCAAAGAGGTCCTGTATACCGACCGGCGCCCTTCCGGCACCGTCGTTTTGGAAGCGGAGCTGATGGCAACGCACGATTTCTTCACTGACATCACCGGCAGCTCTACTGGTAACAACACCTTCCAGCACGGTCAAACGGCTGGGAACATCGTCACTTTCTCTGCTCCGCAGACGGATCTGACAAGTGCCAGCTACAGCGACAGCGATGGAATCCAGATGTTGAACCTTGGGTTTAACGCCACACCTACCACCGCTGGCAATAACGAGTTCGCCTTAGTCCTGACTTAAGCCATTGCTACGCTTGCGGCAATCAGCCACTTCTTATGGCGTTTGTTCTCAAGCAGTCGGACACCTACAGTTGGCCTGTTTCCTTTGATATCCCCGTTGACGGTGGCCGCCACCAGCGCGTCACCTTCGATGGGGTTTTCAAGCGTGTGAGCAATAGTCGCTTGCGCGAGATTGGTCAGCTGATTCAGGAAGAACAGTTGACCGAGGCTGACCTTGTAGCCGAGATCATGGTGGGCTGGTCTGGCATCACCGACGACGACGGCAAAGAGATGCCTTTTAGTCAGAAGGCCTTGGCTCAAGTCCTAGACGTGCCAATGCTTGCAGGCGCTATCGCAACGACTTATTTGGAGAGTCACTCGGGCTCGAAAAGAAAAAACTGACAGAGGCCGCCGAGCATTGGGCACAAGGCGCTGAGGACACCTCAGAGCTAATGGCTGATGCGGCGGCCTTTGGCATTGCATTGCCAGAGCCAAAAGGCCCTGACGATTTTGAGGTGTTCCCAGATAACTGGGCCACCGTTGAAATGTTCTTGCGGCTTCAGACCCAATGGCGCACGTCAATGAGCGGCGTGATTGGGCTGGACTATGGCGCCGCAGAATGGCTTTTTAGACTGTATGAAGTAGAAGACCCGCGCACGCTTCTGGAGGGCCTGCAGGTGATGGAAGGTGCGGTGATGAAGGTGCTGAATAAGGAGCAGAAATGACCGCAAAGTTTGGCCTGCTGATCAATGCCAACGTCAGCGGCGAGAACAACATCCGGCGCCTTGGCAACTCCATGCAGGGAGTGCAGGGCAAAGTCAACAACCTCAAGATGGCTGTTGGCGGCCTTAGCACTGCCTTCAAAGCGTTAGGCGCGGCCCTTGCGGTTGGTGCCTTTGTTCGTGGTGCGCAGGATGCCCTGCAGATGGCCGATGCAGTCGGCAAGCTCAGCACTCGCACCGGCATTGCTGCCAACACGCTTTTTGCGTACCGGAACGCGGCAGAGCTGGCTGATGTCAGCAATGAGCAGCTGACCACAGGCCTGCTGCAGCTCAGCAAGAACATGCTGGAAGCGGCCAAGGGCACTGAGACCTACGCCGCTGCGTACAGGGCCCTGGGCGTGTCAGTGGTGACGCCTTCTGGCCAACTGCGCTCGGCCAATGAGGTGTTTGAGGACATTGCCGATCGCTTCAAAGATTTGCCTGATGGCGCAACTAAGGCAGCTGTTGCCATGCGCCTGTTTGGCCGTTCTGGCGCTCAACTCATCCCTCTGCTTAACGGCGGCTCTGATGCCTTAACCAAGCTGGGCTTTGGCCTCAGCAAAGAGTTCACCGAAAAGGCGCAGCTGTTCAACGACACCATGGCCGGCATTGGCCGTCGTTTCACAGAGATTCAGCTGCAGATCCTCGACTACTTCCTGCCGACGTTCCAAATGATTGGCGATGCCTTTGCTGATCTTTTCCAAGGCAGTAGGGGGGATTGGACGGCCTTTGGCGCCTTAATTCAAGGCGTGCTTCGCGGTGTTGGGGCAGCTGTTTACGCAACGATTGCCGGCATCAGGTTTTTGAGCCGAGTTATTGGCGACCTAGTGCGCATGACGCAAGCCGTCATGAAAGGTGATTTAAGTGGCGCTGCTGCAATAGCCCAAAAAGGCCTAGACGACACAAGGGCACAAGCAATCAAAGACAGAAACAACCTGTCTGAAATGCTTGGCGGTGGTTACAGCAACAAACGGCCTGACCGCACCGGCTATTCGCGCCGCTTAACCGGTGGCAGTTTTGACATGGACGGCCTGCTTGACGGCGGCAGCTCTAAGAGCGCAGCGGCAAACAAAAAGGCCGATGACGACGAGCGGGCAGCCAAAGAGGCCGAGCGTCTTGCCAAGGCGCAAATGGATGGCCTGCTGGCATCTCGCCTGCAGCTGCAAGCCTCTGAGTCGGCCCTTGCGATTGCTAAGGAAGCCGATCCGCTACGCAGGATTGAGCTTGAGTTTGATGAGCGCAAGCGCGTGCTGATGGCCGAGTTTGCCACCAGTGCGCAGGAGTCGCTGACCACCTCTCAAGACTTAAACATTGAACGGCAACTAGCCGTAGACCTTGAGACGCTGCAGATCGAGCGGCAAAAGGCATTGAAGGATGCCACCGATGCCACTAGCACCTCATTTAGCGAAGCCTTTAGCGAAAAAATTGACGCCTACCGCAAGAACGTTCAGGACTTCGGCGGTCAGGTAGCCGATGCCGTGACCGGTGCTTTTCAAGGCATGGAGGATGCGCTGGTGAGCTTTGTGACCACCGGCAAAGCCAACTTTGCTGACCTTGCACGTTCGATTATTGCCGACATCACGCGCATTGCGATTCGGCAAGCAATCATTGCTCCGCTAGTTGGCGCACTGTTCCCCGGTGCTCCGGCAGGCACGCCAGGAAAGGCTTCTGGTGGCCGCGTGATGCGCGGTCGCGGCTACATCGTTGGTGAGAACGGACCTGAGTATTTCCGGCCGGGGATCAGCGGCGAAATTGTCCCCAATAACAGACTGCCCAACATGATTGATCTCGGCGGGAAGTTCTTGCCGATGCATCCAATGTTTTTGGCCGCAATGGCTGGGGTTGGTAGTTTTGGCAATGCCAACGTGCGGCAGTCTTACATGGAATACATGGGCGCAAGGTTTGGCCATGCAATGCCCAGGGCCAACGGTGGTCCCGTGTCTGCCGGCTCAAGATATTTGGTTGGAGAAAGAGGCCCGGAGATGTTTAAGCCACACGGAGGTGGCGACGTGAATGTGGGTTCTATCAATATCAATGTCCAAAACACCGGGGAACAGCTGAACGCTGCTGCCCAAAAGCAGATTGCCACCCAAGTTCAAGGTATCGTGATGTCGGCATTGGTCAATGAACAGCGCAGCGGAGGTGTTCTGCGATGACTGCTTACATCAACCTCAACAATATGAACGTTGCGCTTGAGACAAGCGTGCGACGTGGCGTCAGGGCTCAGCGTGTTCAGTTTGGCGATGGCTACTCTCAGATTTTGACTGACGGCATCAATTCCCAAAGTGAGGTCTGGGAATGTTCGACTGGCCCGTTAGACCTTGAAGACGCCTACGGCATTGAATCTTATTTTTACCGTCAAGCAGGCCGCGCTTTTCTTTGGACACCGCCCGATGCGACAAAGACGTTTGACGCACAGTTTGAAGACGGCGAATTAGACCTGGGCTACAGAGACATTTCAACTCTTGCATTGGATGGGTACACACGCCCTACCAACTACACTGCCAACCTGGCGACTGGGCTTTTAACTTCAGTTGATATTGACAACCTTACTGATGTGCAAGTCACGCTGACTCTCAACTCAAGAAACTACATTCTTGAGCAGGGCTGGCAGTTTAATTACATCAGCCCAGTTATTGCTCGGCTCTCATTTGCGTTAAGGCAGGTGTATGTATGACACAATCCCCGCCTGTTGCAGAGACATTTCAAACCCAGATGCCAGAGGCTATTGACCTCTTCACTCTGGACATCTCAACGCTTTTGCCTGCCGGTTCTACTGATCAGTCGATCTATCGCTTTTGCAACTGGTCGCAGACCAATGGTGACGACATTACCTATGACAGCAATACTTACACGGCCACTCCGTTACAGGCCAATGGGTTTGAGCTAAACACCAGCGGCAAGCTTGAGCGGCCTACTTTGGTATTTGCAAACGTTGGCTTGGCCATAACGGCATTGACCAACACCTATAGCGATTTGGTCGGTGCGAGCGTTAGCCGGATTCGCACGCTTACGACCTATCTGGACGGCACCCCAGGGGCAGACCCCAACGCCTTTTGGGGCCCTGACGAGTGGGTTGTTGAGCAGAAAACAAACGAAACCAAACTGACTGTCACTTTTCAGCTTGCTGTCCCTTTTGATCTTGAAGGGCGCAGCTTGCCTGGCCGCCGGCTGCTTCGTGAGCAATGCCAGTGGATTTACAAGAGCGACATTGGCTGCCATTACGACGGCACTGATTATTTCGACGCAAACGATGACTCAGTTACAGACGTTGCTGATGATGTTTGCGGAAAGCGTTTGACAAGCTGCCAGCTGCGCTTTGGCTCTAGTTCGCGTCTGCCGTTTGGCGGATTTCCTGGCCTCGTCGATTCTCAAGGCTAATGCTGTCGCAATGGCAAAACCCGCTTACCGCTGAACAGCGGCTCGCGATGCGGACTTATGCAGAACGTGCATACCCAAAAGAGACATGCGGCTTTGTTTTGCTGGACGGATCGGTAGTGGAGTGCCAGAACACCAGCGACGAGCCCGACACGTTCGTTATCAGCGCTCAAGAGACCGCTGACTACCTAGATGAAGCCAAGGCGTGCTGGCATAGCCATGCCAAATACAGCGGGTTTAGCCCAGCTGACATCAAAGCTTGCAAGGCATTGAACCTGCCTTATGCAGTTTGGAACTGCGCCGGTAGCGAAGCCTTTTGGCTTGACCCGTCACAAGATGCAGGTCTGCTCGGCCGTCAGTGGAATTACGGCGTCTATGACTGCTATTCCGCAGTGCGGGACTGGTACAAGCAGCAGCTAGGTGTCGAGATGGGCGATTACCCGCGCCGCTACGAGGGCGAATGGTCAAAGCCTGGCTTCGTGTTCTTTGAGCAGAACTTTGCCGCTGAAGGCTTTGTAAAGCTGCCCCCAGGTGCTGATCTACTTCGTGGTGACGTAATCCTTTTCAGGATCCGCAACCAACACGTTTGCAACCATGTCGCTGTTGTGGAAGATCCTGCAGCAAACAAGCTTTACCAACATCTCGTTGGCAGGTTGTCTGGCGTCACTTCCTATAGCGGCTATTTCCGCGAGAATACCTATATGGTTGTAAGGAGGGCAGGCTGATGGTGACGATCCGTTTGCTTGGTGAAGCTGGGCGCCGGTTTGGCCGGCAATTCAAGCTTGCGGTCAAAACCCCGGCTGAAGCCGTTCGAGCGCTTTGCGTTCAGATTCCCGCATTGCGTCAATATCTGCTTGAGTCAGAAGAGAACGGGATTCGCTGGCGTGCAATTACTGAGCACCCAGATGGATTGAATGAAGAGCAGCTGCACTGGCCACTAAGCAAGCGCTTTGTCTTGGCCCCGATTCCTGTAGGCCGCGGCGGTGTTGGACGGATCATCGCTGGTGTTGCCTTAGTTGCGTTCTCAATCTTTGTCCCGGCCATTGGTGCAGCAGGTGCTCCGTGGTTGTTTGGCATGACTAATTTCACCGCGATCGGCCTACTTGGCGGTGCAATGATTTTGGGCGGGGTCGCTGACCTGCTCACACCAACGCCGAAGATGACAAATGTCACCGGTGGCATCGGAGGGGGTTTTTCAGGCAGTGGAGCCACTGGCGGACGCAGCCGTGAGGATCAGAGAAAGTCATTCACGTTTGACAAGTCCAATGCCAACACTCAGCAGGGCGAAGTGGTTCCAGTCCTCTACGGTGAGCGCATCATCGGATCGACAGCGATTTTGAGCTTCGGTCTGGAACTTCAGAACAGCCTGTAATGGAAGACTTTCAAGATCTGCCTGAAGTCAGCGGTGCTGGTGGCGGCGGCGGCGGCCAACAAGTTGTTCAACAGACGGTTCAGCAGAACGTCACGATTGCGGCGCCTACAGCTAGGCAACCAACTGTTGCGGCAAACAACCTGTTTTCAGTCGCCTTTGCAAAAACCGTTTATGCACTGAGCGAGGGCGAAATTGAGGGATTCCCTAACAGCATTACAAAGGACACGTTTCTAGATTCAACGCCAATCCAGAACGAAGACGATACCTACAACTATCAGGGCTACACGATTGAGCATCGTACTGGGACCGATGAAACCCAGACGCCAATCGAAGGCTTTAGCACTACTGAAAACGTTGTTGGCGTAAATACGAACCTAACTGTCACCGCTGGCGCCCTGACTCGCACCATTACCGACACGGATGTGGAGCGGTGCCGCATCATCATGACTTTTCCTGCATTGCAGGCGCAAAACAGGGATAACGGCGACATTACTAGCACCAGCGTTCAATTCAGAATTGAGGTTTCTGCAAATGGAGGTGCCTACACAACAGTTGATTCACCAACAGTCAGCGGTAAATCAAATAGTCAGTTTCAACGTGCATATGAGTTTGATCTAGACGGCACTGGGCCTTGGACTATTCGCCTGACTCGTCTGACGGGTGATGATAGTAGTGGCTATGTCGCAAACCAAACGCGGTGGCAGTCACTCGTTGAAATTATCGACGAGAAATTCGCTTACCCCAACACTGCTCTTTTGGCGCTAAAGGTTGACTCTCGCCAGTTCAACAGCATCCCGAACGTTTCAGTTCGCCTTCGCGGTAAGCGTGTTCAGGTTCCCAGCAACTACAACGCCGAGACTCGCACATATACAGGGATTTGGGATGGTACGTTCCAAATGGCTTGGACGGATAACCCGGCTTGGATCTTCCGCGACATTGTTGTTAATGATCGCTTTGGCGTTGCGCGTTATGTGCCAAACATCTCAATAGACCCTTGGTATCTTTACACCGTCAGCCAGTATTGCGATGAATCAGTTCCCAATGGCAACGGTGGAACTGAGCCACGCTTTACCTGCAACGTCTACTTGCAAAACGCAGGCAGCGTTTATGAGGTCCTCAACGGATTGGCGTCTTGCTTCCGCGGGCTGATCTATTACAGCCAAGGCCAGCTGTTCCTAACGCAAGATCGCGCACAACTTCCAGTCCAGCAGTTCAGCGAAGCCAACGTTATCCAAGAGGTTGACGACTCCGGGCAAGTTACGTCGCCTTGTTTTACCTACACCGGCACGGCCCGCGGCGCCCGCAAGTCTGTTGTTCTGGCTAATTGGGACGATCCCAATCAGGCATATTCAAGCGTCACTGAGTACCAGCAAGATGACGCGCTGCTGGAAACCTTTGGCTACAACCCGATTGACCTGCGCCTGCTTGGCGTTACTTCACGCGGTCAAGCGCTGCGGGCAGCAAAGCACACGCTGTTTTCTAACCGCTACCTGACCGAAAAAGTCAGCTTCCGCATTGGTGCGGAGGGGTTAGCGGCTGGTGTTGGCGAGATTATCCAAATTGCTGATCCCTTGAAGCAAGGTCAGCGTTTAGGCGGTCGCATCAAAGAAATCAGCGGCAACAACATCAAACTTGACGCCGTTCTGAACCTGAACGACGCCATTGATTACACCCTGACCTTGGTGGTGCCTGATGGTGAGACCGTCACCAATCCTGACAACACAATCACCAAGCGCCCGAAACTTAGCGTTCACAACCTAATCAGCGCTACTGAAGACGAAAGCGAAGCAGAATTGCGTTCGCTGGCTACTCAAGGCGGAATTGACGTTCTGGTCACTCAAGACGGTGACGAGATTGAAGGCCAGACGATTGTTGACAAGCTTGGGACGACCACTGCTGTTGTTGACGGGAACGTTGATAGCCAAGTCAATGCCCTGTGGGTCTTGGAGTGGTCTGATATGCAGGCCGCGCTCTACAAAATTGTGGCAATCACTGAGGTCGATCCGCTTGTCTTCCAAGTTGAGGCGATCCAGTACAACGCGAGCAAGTTCGATTACGTCGATAACGACCTGCCGATTGCAATCCCCAAGGATCGTTTCACGCTTCAAGCAACTCAAGCCGTCGTCAGCCTTACTGCGAAATTGGCTTACAACAATGGCCGCACCCAAATCAATGCCAACTGGCAAGCGCCAGAGCGTAATGGTGCGGACGATGTTTTAATCCGTGGCTACCGGTATCAGTGGCGCCAAACCGGAGCGGCTCAATGGAATGAGGTTGAAGTCACCTCAGTTACTAATGCCACGATCAGCTTGCCGGATCACGTCTATGGGACCGGCTACGAGTTCCGCGCAGCAACATTTGACCGCCTGAGCCGTCAGAGCGAGTTCACGGTAGTAACCGTCGCAAACTTTGATGCAATCCCAGACCTGAGTGCCGCTGAGTTCAACGCCACGGTCACTCACGCCAACCAGCCTGATGGCACCCAGCTGATCATTGTTGATCCTGGCACCTGCCCGATCCTGCCTCGGATTACTGGTTTCAGGTGCTGGGCACGCCCGCGCAACCTCAAAGGTGGTGAGATACCTGGCGTCAAAACCCCTGGTAATGATGGCTACTACTTCCTGGCTGACATCCCGCTGACGGGTTACTACACGATTGCGTTCCACGCGCCAGACACCTACGACATTCGGATCAGCTTTACCAGCGCAGTCTTTGGCGAAGAGCCGGACGACTACATCTACGACGTGGTTGAGCGTGCTGAGATTGCACCGCCAACGCCTAACAACTTCAGCGTCGTTGAAAGCGCAAACCGTGCAGGCAAGCGCTTTAGCTGGCAACTGCCACTGAGTGAATACGGCAGCTGGGACCAGAAGGTTGTCAGTGACATTGTTGGTTATGAGGTCCGCTTTAAGCGCGGCACCTTGGCTACAAACATCGTCGAATTTGACGTTGCCACTGACATCGTTACGGTCAAGACCTCAACGGTTATCGGTATCAAAACCAACCAGCACCTGCTGACTGTTGGTCAGGAAATCATCTTTGCTGCTAGCGCTGGCACCCTGCCCACCGGCATTACAGCTGGCACCACTTATTTCGTGGCAGAGGAAGGATTCAACAGCGTTGAGTTCAAACTCGCCGCAACTGCCGGTGGCGCCCCAATCAACCTGACGGGCACTGCTACTGGGACGTACAACGTCTCCGGTCCAGCAGCGCTTGCCACTCGCCTGAACTTGTCTGCCAGCTGGGGCGCCGGTATCGAATTGGCGTCTGGTGGTTTGAACGCCAACCAGCAGTGGTTTGAGACCAGCCTGTTTGACGCTGACACTTGGGTGGTGATGGTCAAGTCGGTGGATGCGACCAACTGGCGCTCTGACCTCCCTGCCTTTGTGCTGGTCAACATTGGTGCGCCACCGATCAGCAACGCAGTCGCAACGATCAACGCCAGGACTCAGGGCGCCGGCAGCTGGGAAGGCAACTACATCAACTGCGAGGTCGATGGTGACGGCGATCTGGTACAAACCGACGCCACCCGAGACAGCATCTTCACTTGGAACTTCGACAACAACGAGGCAGAAAGCAACCTGCTGCTAAGCACTACTGCGACGGCAACGTACCAGCACAAATTGGTTGCGCTGACCGGCGAAGACCTCGTGCTGGTTCAGGACCCTGATGGCACAAACGACGATGACAAGCTGTTGCAGGAAGACACGCCTGTTGTGATCACTGTTGCCAGCAGCAGCTTCCAGCTACAGCGAGGTGGTTCGACAATTCCTCACCTGCTTGAGGTCAACGACACGCTTGAGTTCGTCGAAGTTGCCGGCAGCCTGCCCACCGGAATCTCTACTGGGACGACCTATCACGTCGTTTCGACTGACCTGACTACTACGGTCTTCCGTGTTGCGGCTACCCAAGGCGGCACGGCGATCACGCTTAGCGGCACTGCTACTGGAACGTATGCCGTCAGAGGCGCAGCATTTGGCATCTTGGGTGAGCAGCGTTTCTACAGCGACACCGAGCTAGCAGAGGGCGGCATTGTTCACCCTTATGCCCCATACGAAAGATTGCTTGGTGATGTGTACCGCGTGCAAACCACCTTCAAATCCCCTGATGGTGTTGTTGCCGGTGAAATCACTGCCTTGACCGCCCAGCTCGATTACCCCGACGTGATCGAGAAACAGAATGACGTTGCAATTAGCAGCGCTGGCACGGCGGTCAGCCTGAGCAAAACATTCCGCAGTGTTGAAAGCGTGCAAATTACTGCCCTTCAAACTGGCGGGTCAACGGCGATCACTGCTGTCGTTACAGCCAAAACAACCACCTCAGTTACGATTAAGTGTCTCGATGCCAGCGGTTCCGGCGTGACCGGCTTGGTTGACATCACAGTGATTGGCTACTGATGGCTGACCGTCGCATATCTCAATTAGCTGCACAGGAGACACTGGTCGAAAATGACCTGTTGCCCTTTGTTGATATCAGCGCTACTGAGACCAAGCGCATCACTGCTGAAAATCTTGGTCTGGCGCTGGTTGCATTTGGAACGACACGCGGATCGGACGTACCAACATCGCCAGCTAACGGTCAGCTTTGGGTCGATACGTCTAACAACCCACCTGAGCTGAAGATCTACAACGGCGCCAGTTTTTCGCTGGTTAGTTTCCTGCCTAGCTCGGCGGTCATCACCAATCCAAGTGGTTCAGAGCCCAGCAGCCCTGTTCTGGGTCAGTTGTGGCTTGATACCAGCCAGACGCCTGATGAGTTGAAGGTCTACGACGGGGCAAACTTTGTCCGCGTTGATCCGCTTGGTATTACGCAGGCAGCTGGTGACGCCCGCTATCTGC